GGTTATCAAGTAAGTAGAACCTGCTGTCACATTAAAGCTAGCAGTTGAGCAACCTGGGTACCCGCCGCCTGATCCAGTTATTTCAAGTTCTCCAGATACTATTGCTCGGCTACCACCAGCCCCTATCAGCGTCCATCCGGTCAGCGAGTCAAACCCACCGTTGCTAACCAGATTCACCCCCAACCCCCCGCAATAATCCAGCGCCAACCCTATCGGCTGATCAACCGCTGTCACTGGCGTTGTGCCTGCGGAATCTTGGAACAGGATGTTTGGCAGGTTTAGGCCGGGGGATGCGGAGAGGACTTCGCGGACGGAGATGTTGTCGATGGTGGCGTTTAATCCGATCGTTACGTTGCCCTGTACTGCGATGGCAACAAACGCATTGACGTACAAAATATCAGAAAACACACCGTTACCTGAGGCGTTTTGCATCGAAACTGCGTTGCCAATAATCTGTAGTCTATGAGTGCCAGATACATAGTTCGACACGGAGTACTTAAAAACGTAGGTTTTACCAACTGGCAGTCCTAAATACCCGTAGCACCCAGCGGTGTTTGATGCTTGATTTACCTGTAACGCCTGTCCTGATACAACAAACCCAGTCTGTAGTGACCACCCCGTAGTCCCCAGCGCGAAGTCCCCATTCACCACCAGCTCCGGCCCATACGCTTCTTTGAACGTGCTGAAATCCCATGCGTGGGCGCGGGTGTATGTCGGCGCTATCGCTGCTGTCGTTGTCTGCTGGATACCGCCCATTGCTTGAATTTGTTGGGCGGTGTAGGTGCCTTGGAGGAGGGCTGCGGCACGCAGATAGATACCACTTCCAGCGGTGCCAGCGTACACGCGGTTTGCCCACAAGCCATCTGTGCTTATGCGAATGTCAGCAGGTAGGCTAGCTGTTGTGGTGGCAGTTATTGTTGCAGTCACCAGCCAATAACCATCAGCCGCTTGCGCCACTGTTAGATTCGTCGGGCTACCTGTGGCTACAGAAACTGCTCCTGTTGAAAGATTTACCGTCGCAAAAGCAGCGGGTGTTCCACCGCCATTCAGACCAAATAACGCAAAGCCGCGCTCTGCTGCTTTAAGCTCAAATACTGCGGTGTAAGCAGCCCCAGCAACAGGTACCACATACGCGGTATTGGCTACTGTGTGACCGGATGTATCAGCAGACTCAAGCAGCTTGCCAGCAGACCATGTTACCCCTGTGCGGTTCCACGTTGCTGCGGAAAAATCATGCGACCAAGTCAGCAAATTCCCCGGCTTCTGCATGTAGCCGTTGCTGTCCAGGATACCAGCGGGGCTGCTGTTTGTGCGGCGCAGGAGGGCGATGGCGCGTTGGACTTGGGTTTGCTGACCGCCAAATGTTTGACTAATTCCAATGCCTATCTGCATGGTTAATACACCGCCACGACATCGGTCGCTGTTGTATTGGTAGCAAGCACCCGCGTTGCGCTAAGTGGAAGCATCGTTCCAGAACCAACGCCCTTAAATGTGACCGGCGTATTGTCTCCGTCAACGTGCTGTATAGCAATATCACCGCTGGTCCCTACATAGATTGCGCGGCAACGACCTTTAGGCAAATCCACTGTGTCGGATGGAGTAACTGCGGCGTAAAGCGTTGATGATTGATTTGGCATGATGTTCCTTAAATTTCTGTTTCCTGATGTGTAACCTCTTGCTCAGATTCATCCAGTGAATCCATAATCTCTTGCAAGTCGCCGTCATCCATTGAGTCAAATAACTGACCCGCCACCCGCTGGCGTTGATGAGATAGGGCAAGAGGTGCAAAGCCAGTGGCCTGCATAGCAGCTAGGATGGCCAGCTCACGCTCGGTATCTGCAAGAGAATAGTCCGATACCCACTGCACGGTAGGCGCTTCACGCAGCCCCATATAACGAGCGACAATCTGCCACATGCGTGCTTCTAAGTCTTGCATCCTCTGAGCAAAGCTGGACAGCACACCGTTAAGTGCCTGAAAGCGAATGGTCAGCGCAACACCGCTTTCGCCATTGGCAGACTTTGGTTCATCCACCGCATAACCAACCCTGCGAATGCTTTCTTGCATACGCTCAATCGCTTGATCGTAAGTAGCCGCTGGGCCATCAGATGGCGCAATGAATGAAGGCGTTTCACCCTCATAGATCAGCATGTTATTGGTTCCTATGGTGGCCGATACCTGCTCTGCTGAAAACATGGGAGCGCTGGCAGAAGGTATCTGGTACGCCAGCACGCTAAATGTCTGACTGCGCAGAATTTCATCACGCTCGGATGTGGCGTTGTAAATGCGCCGAGACAGATCAGCAATTTGTGCAAACCCGCCGATGTGTGGGAATGGGCCAGATTCTGTAAAGGCCAGCACAGGGCATTCGCCAAACGGATGCGCCCCAAATGCCAGCGTGCGCTCGCCTTGCATGATGCGCCACTCAGACTCGTCCCAATACCGATCCACAGCGGTGTCTTTTCCATCAATCTGCATCGACGCTGAAAACTTGATCCACTTAAACCGTTTGCGCTCGTTCAGTTCAAACCCGGTTACACGCTCTGGCTCAATAGCTGTAAGGTAGGGCACCAGCCTGCGCTCAATGGCATCTTGCATCGACTGCCCTTGCTCTTCTGGCAATTCAATCAGCAGCAGCATGGAGCCGCGTGCTTGGGCCTCAACCATGAACGATGACCAGAACACATTCAGATGGTTGTTCGCCCAATCCGCATCCTGCACCATGGCATCAATCAGCGGGTTATTCAGACCATCACGCACCGGTGCACGCTTGCTGATGTAGCCAACAAATCGCTCACATGCAGCACGCAGATGGTTTTCGTACACAGCAACAGCCGCACGCGCTGCGAACTTCAGCCCTGACTCGCGCGGGTACGGGATCAGGTGGCACTTGCTGGTGACTGTATACGGCTTACTCAATCCAGATGCGTCAACGGTGAATAAAACGCTTGGTGCAAACCCGCCGCTGCCATTAAGGGCTTCAGCCAGGAACGTAAAGCGCTCAGTGAAATTGGTGTCGGTAGTTTGCATATTGGCCGCGACTGTCGCTGCACGCTGTGCCAGTTTGATCCACGATTTGGCACGGCGACGGTGGATGCTCCCGGACAGAGCAAGCCGCGACGGCATGGCTCCAAACCATATCGGAAACCCACCTACCTATGTTTGATCTGGAAACCCTGAAAGACAAGCTCGACGGCGAGACGCTGGCCGCGCTTGGAAACAGTTTTAGCGAGCTTGAGGGCAAACTAAAAACGATCCGCAAGAAAGCCGACACCGCTGATGCCGCGATGGCAAAAGCATCTGGTCTTGAAACGCGAATCTTGGAGAAATTCGGCATTGACTCACTCGACGACCTCGACAACATTCCAGACCCCAAGATAGGAAAAGTTGAGGCTGATGCGCTAAAGCAGTTTGAAAGCCGCTTGAAACGAGCAGAGCGTGATCGTGACGAAGCCATGAAAGCCAGCGCCGAACTAAAGGCATCAGTAATTCAATCTCGCAAACAGGCGGCCATTGCGCAAGCCTTGAGCGCAGTCGGTTTCTCTGACCTTGAAAGCGCAGAAATGCACTTGGCGCGTGCAACTGAGATGGTGGACGACGAGTTTATGTACAAGACAAAAGACGGCAAACACATCCATTTGAGCGAAGGCGCGAAGCTGATTGCTGTGGAGCGGCCTCATTTTGTCAAAGCACCGCAAGGCACGGGAAGTGGCTTTCGGGATGCCGGGGGCAAGTCCTCCAAAACCATGCCGCAAGCCGCGTTTGAAGCGCTCAGCCCAGTTGAGCGCAGTAAAGCAATGGCCGCAGGCTTCACGCTGACCGAATCTTAAATTTAAGGACCAAACATGGCCAATATCTTTACCGCCCTCATGCCTGCGCTGTACTCAGCCGCGCAGGATGTATCTGCCGAGCCCTTTGGTGTTATCAGCGCCATTAGCACATCGTTTGATGATAAAAGCGTTGCCATGGGCGATACCGTAAAAATCACGGTAGCCCCTTCTGCAACTGCGACCGACTTCACGCCAGGTGTTGCGGCTGCACAAGGCGACGACAAAACCGCAACCACTGTTCCAGTGACCATTACAGCATCAAAAAAGGTGTCGTGGAACCTGACCGGCGAGCAGCTATTGAGCCTGCAAAACGCCGGTGTTAATGCAGAGTGGATTCGCCAACTGATTGCACAAGGTATGCGTACCCTGCGCAATGGTGCCGAGTCTGCCGCATGCCAGGCCATCAAATCTGGTGCCTCTCGCGCATTCGGTACAGCAGGCACAAATCCATTCGCATCCGACATCAACGCTATCGCTGACGTGCGCAAAATCCTCATGGACAACGGTGCCCCGCTGGCAGATTTGCAATTGTGCATCGACTCCACAGCAGGCACCGCGGCCCGCAAACTCGGCATCATCCAGCAAGCCTATCAAGCAGGTTCTGAAGAAGAGCGCCGCACTGGCCTATTGATGCGCCAGTTTGGATTCGCCATCCGCGAGTCAGCCGGTATCAGCACCCACACCAAGGGCACAGGGGCAAGTTATGTGACCAGCGGAGCAACTGCTGCAGGCGTGCACGACATTGCGCTGGTAACAGGCACGGGAACTGTGCTGGCTGGTGACGTTGTGACCTTCGCTGCTGACACCGTTAACAAGTATGTTGTCAATACCGGTGTGGCTGCTCCCGGAACTATCAGCCTGGGCCGACCAGGCGCAAAGATGACCATTGCCACAGCCAACGCCTTGACGGTTGGCAACAACTACACCGCCAACCTAGCCTTTGAGCGCAATGCGGTTGTGGGCATCATGCGTCCCCCGGTGTTCCCAGAAAACGCCACGATTCAAAAGACGCTGATCAGCGACTCCAACGGAATGACTTACCTGCTGCTGCAAATTCAGCAATACGGCCAAACCTCTTGGGAACTGCATCTGGCTTACGGCTTTGCTGTTGCCAACAGCGAACATGTGGCAATTTTGTTGGGCTAACTAACCCATGAATGACCTGATCGTCATGCGCAAGGATGGTGCCACCTTAGAGGTGCACCCGTCCTGCGTGCCAGATCACCAGAGGATGGGCTGGGAAGTTGTGACTATAGAAGTCTCCACCAAAACGCCAGCACCACCCGCGATAGCAGCAAAACCCAAACGCGCAAAAGCGCAACCATAGGACAACCACCATGTATTACTTCCCCGAAGGCAGCAAGTTTTATTACAGCACCACATTCGCCGCTGCAAAAACAATTACCGCACTCACCAACGCCAACCCCGCCGTTGCAACTGCCACAGCCCATGGCTACTCTAATGACGCTGAAATCCTGATCAAATCCGGTTGGGATGACGTGAACGAATCGATTTTTAAAATCGATTCGCTGACAGCCGACACCTTCAGCCTTGTTGACCAGGACACAACCGACACCAACTGGTATCCCGCTGGCACCGGTACAGGCACAGCGCAACTTGTCAGCGGCTGGACCGAAATTCCGCAAATCCTCACGCTCGATAACTCGGGCGGCGATGTGAAATACGGCACCGTCACACCTCTATCCAAGCGCAACGCCATCAATGTGCCAATCGGACTCAACCCGGAAACACTGACGATCACCATGGGGCACGACCCAGCCAACGCCACTTACAAAGCGATGCTCAACATCGGGCGCAGCCGCACCCTGTGCGCGTTCAAGCAGGTCATCCCCGGTGGCGGTGTAACCTATGGCTACGGTTACATGATCACATCCGAGCGTGCCAAGCAATCCGCAGGCAACGCCAACACCGTGCCGGTTGGCGTCAGCATCCAAGGGCGTTCGATCAGCTACGGCTCCTAAAACGCCACCCAGCGGCGCAGCCAACCACTGCGCTGCGCCTCAATTCTGTTTCATACCCCCAGGTCGCACCTGCCCGGGTCTTTTTGTAACCCAACTTCACAAAAATCATGGCCATCAAAATCAGCGTTTCCAACACCGTCGCCTTCAACGTCAAGGGCACCATCAATGATGCGGCTGGCATCGCACAGCCATTCAGCTTCAAACTGACCTGCACCCGCCTGGAGCAAGAGCAGATCACCGCCAAACTGCAAAGCGACACCGAGAGCAAGATTGTTGATTTTCTTGTCGATGTGGTGGAAGACTGGTCCGGCGTGCGCGACGACGACGATAAGCCGCTGGCGTACAGCGAAGACTCGCTGCGCAAACTGTGCAAGATCAGTGGCGTGGCCGCAGTAGCCTTCCACACCTACCTGGCCGAGGTGGGGGCCAAAGCAAAAAACTAGCCGCGCTCGCTTATGCCATAGCGTCACAGGCCAGCGATGACACACCCGCCAAAGACAAGCCAGTCAACCCTTTCGCTGCTGCACTTGGCGGCACAGATCATCCTGATGATGTCGCGTACCTGTGGCCCGACAACATCGACACGTGGGGCCACTGGCAAGCCATCCAAACCCAATGGCGTGTTGGTATGGGCGGCGCAACCGGGCTGGATTACACCAGCGTGCTGGCCTACCTGCGCGAGTGCGGCATGAAAAGCAAAGAGCGCAAACAGACATTTGAGGGCATTCAGGCGGCAGAGGTGGCAACGCTTCGCGCGTGGAGCGAAAAGGCAAAAGAAGCCGAACAAAACAAAAAGGGCTGACCATGGCAATGACTGAAGTTGGTATCCGCCTCTCGCTTGAAGGTGGAAAAATTGTCGCAGCCAACATCGATGGCGTTGCCTACAGCCTTGGAAAACTAGACACCGGAGCACGCCAGGCGGCATCTGGCACGGAAACGCTCAAAACTGCCATGGCTGGTCTG